ATAAGCGTTGGTCATTTGTCAAAGACGTACCGACATTCAATGTTTGTGTCCGAGGGTGAACGCGGATTTATTTCCCCAATTTTAAAAAAATAATATTATATTTGTATAATAATTTAAAAAAAATGAACACAACGAAACCTCAGGAAATGTACGGGGTAACCTTTAGGAACAAGGTTATAAGGCAGCGGTTACTTGACATTCAATACGATTTATGGAAAGCAACAGGGCGCAAGCATTCAATGGAGTTGGTGCTGGAAGTATTATTGGATTCTTACAAAAACCGCCATAAATGAGGATAGGTATTGTTTGCAATCTTAGCAGCCCAACCACCGACTATTATAGAACGGTTAATCCATTTATCAGGCTTCGGGAAGTCTTCCCTCAGTTCGTCATAAAGATGATTAACCCTGACACGGTCAAGTGGTACGATTTTTATGACGTCGATGTTGTTATCTTCCAGCGTGCCAACGGAAATGATTTACTTGGAATGATTAACGAGGTTAAGCGAATGGGTAAGAAAATAATCTTAGACCATGACGACCTATTGCACGAGGTAAGCGCGGCGAACCCAGCAAGCCAACATTTTAATAAGCCTCAGGTAAAGGAATCAGTCGAAAAGGCGTTTAAATACGCTGACTGGGTCATGACCTCAACCCCGTACCTAAAGGAATTTTACTCCCAGTTTTACGATAAAGACAAAATTACGATTGTCCCTAATGCGATTGATTTTACCGTGACACCAATGCAGCCCGTAAAAAGGGATAAGTTGATGGACGCAAAGAAACGGGTCATTTGGCGGGGAAGTCAAACGCACTTAGAAGACCTTGCCACGGTTAAAAACTTTTGGATTGAGTTGCAGAAAAACGATAAAGTTGAATTAGGTATGGTTGGCTTAGCTGATTGGCTTGGCAAAACATTATACCCTAAGGCAATCATTGTGCCGTGGAACAATTCTTTATTTCAGTATTTTGAGATGGTCAAGAACTCAGCGCCGCACTACGGGGTATTCCCGTTGACGAACGACAATTTCAATCAGGCGAAGTCAAATAACTTTGCGATGGAAATGTTGGTCGCGGGTTGTATTTCATACGCGCCTGAGGAAATAAAGGAATTTAATATTCCTGGGGTGCGAACCTACAAAAACGAATTAGATTTAATCCACAAATTTACTAAGGCTTTAGATAAAGATGATGCGTACTTTGTTGACTTAGAGGCGGGGCGCAAGTGGTTGCAAGATGAAAGGGACTTAAAAAAGATAAATATTTTAAGGTTGGCAATAATGGAAAGTATATGAGCAAAGAAGAAAGCACGGTTGAAGATTTGTATAATTTGCATAAGTCAGGGGAATTTGATTCTAATATAAAAAAAATGAAGCTAAAGGATATTAAACCAAACCCGAACAACCCACGCGTCCTCAGGGACGACAAGTTTCAAAAGCTAAAGCAAAGTATCACGGAGTTTCCAAAGATGCTTTCGCTTCGCCCTATGGTCATTGATGAAAACAACGTGGTACTCGGGGGAAACATGAGGCTCAGGGCTTTGCAAGAACTTGGTTTCACGGACGTGGAAGAGGCATGGGTAAAACGAAGCAGCGATTTAACCGAGGACGAAAAGAAGCGGTTCATCATTGCCGACAATGTTGCCTTTGGTGAATGGGACTGGGACACACTTGCGAACGATTGGGAAGTGGTGGACTTGGAAGCGTGGGGGTTGGAGATACCGCAGTTTGATAGACCTGAGGATTTTGACGAAGATTTTACTTTACCTGAGGGCGACAAAGAACCATTTCAGCAAATGACTTTTACGTTGGCAGACGAACAGGCAACCATTTTACAAAATGCCATTGCGGACATTAAGAAAACAGAAGAATACAAATATTGCGAAACCATGGGAAATGAAAATTCAAATGGCAACGCATTGTATTTAATTATAAAACAATGGGAAGGGCAAAGGAAATAATTGTTAAGGTGATACCGCCTAAGTTGGCTAATGAGTTTGTAAAGCAGCATCATTATAGTGGCAAGGTTGTACCTAATTCAACTTTACACTTTGGTTGTTTTCTTGATAACAAATTACACGGGGTAATGAGTTATGGAAGCCCAATGGTAAAAAAAAATGTAATTCATTTTGTAAGTAATACTTTATGGAATGAAATGTTAGAATTAAACAGAATGGCTTTTGATGAATATTTGCCTAGGTATTCAGAAAGTAGATGTATTGCAATAAGTATTAAATTAATTAAAAAAAATGCTCCTCATATAAAATGGATTTTAAGTTTTTCAGATGGCAATTTATGTGGAGATGGAACAATATATAGAGCAAGTGGATTTTATTTAGTTGGTATAAATAAAAATACAAGTACGTATCAACTCCCAAACGGTGAAGTTGTATGTAGTTTAACAAGTTCAGCACATAGAACTAAAGAAAGCAATGGTAAGAGCGGCACTCAATGGATTAAAGACAACGGAGGCATAAAATTAGACGGTTTCCAACTTCGTTATATTTACCTTATTGACAAATCATGCAAAATTACCGTTCCTATTTTACCGTTCTCAATGATTGACAAAATGGGGGCGGGAATGTATAAAGGCGAAAAGATAACATTAGCCGAAAGGCATATAAACGCGCAAGAAGTTAATAAGGATAAACGCGATGCTTCCAGTATTGAAATAGGCGGTTCGATTCCGACCCTTGCGCTCAATTTACAGGCTAAAAACAGGCAACATGGGTAAAGGCGGTAAAATATCACCCGAAACCGAATTTAAGAAAGGACAATCAGGCAACCCAAACGGTCGCCCTAAAAAACTCCCAGCCCTTGACCTTATCATGGCAAATGTCATGGGTCAGGAAAAGGACGGTATCACGGCGGCTGAGGCAATTATCATGAAGCTCAGGGAACAGGCGGCAAAGGGTGACATCAAGGCGGCTCAGTTGCTCCTTGACCGTGCGTACGGGAAAAGTAAGCAAAACATTGACATAACTACACAAGGGGAAAAGGTGACCGTGCCAACGATTATATTTACAAAGGATGGAGATAAAGGTTAGTGATAAATATCAAGCCCTTTGGCAACCGCGCACGCGTTACTTCCTTATCACGGGTGGACGTGGTTCGGCTAAGTCTTTCACCGTGGGGCTTTGGGCTTGTAATATGTTATTAGCCTATAAGAATTGGAAGGTACTTTTTACGCGGTACACGTTATCAAGCGCTAATATTTCCGTTATCCCTGAGTTCCGTGAAAAGATTGATTTATTGGGCGTGGGTGACGAGTTCAATATGACCAACGCGCAAATAAGTCACAAGGTCACAAAGAGTGAAATAATATTCTCAGGCATTAAAACAAGTTCGGGAAATCAAACGGCAAAGCTAAAGTCAATACCCGCATTGAACGTGTTTATAGTTGACGAGGCAGAAGAATTTGTAAGCGAAAAGGACTTTGATACCATTGATGAATCAATCAGGATGCCCGATACTCCTAACATTGTCGTACTGGTCATGAACCCGCAAGACGTGGAACATTGGATTTGGAAGCGGTGGTTTGAAAAGTCACACCGCATGGAAGTCATTGACGGGCATTCGATACCAATAAGCACGCACGAGGATATAACGCACATACATACGACCTATTTAGACAATTACCACAACCTTAGCAAAGATTACATTAACAAAATAAATGCGATTAAAACCAAATACCCTGACGCATACGCGCATAGATTCCTCGGCAGATGGCTGGATAAGAAACAGGGCGTAATATTTCCAAACTGGGTGGAGGGCGAATTTGACACAAGCCTACCTTTCGCCTACGGGCTTGACTTCGGATTTTATCCAGACCCATTGGCATTGGTTAAGGTTGCGGTTGACACGGGGGTAAAGAAGATATACGTTGACGAGGTGATTTATAAACAGTCGCTTTCGTATGACGCGGTCATTGAACAGATGAAACAATTTGTTGCACTAAACGCTATGATAATTGCAGACACAAGCGAACCACGTTTGATTGAGGCATTGCAGCAAAGCGGCTTGAATGTTCAAAAGGCTGAGAAAGGGGCGGGGTCAATCGTGGAAGGGATAAAGAAAATGTTGGATTATCAAATCATTGTCACGGCTGATTCGTATAATATCAAATTTGAGTTAAGGAATTACGTTTGGAACGACCGCAAAAGTTCCACGCCCTTAGATGCAGATAATCACGGCATGGATTCACTCAGGTATATATTTTCACGGCTGGCACAAGGCAGCGATTTATTGGCTTATAATTAAAAGGCATGAAGTTTATAAAGAACAAAAAATATTATCGGGACACGGTTTGGGAATGGAATTTGCCAACTGGTTCTTCATGCCCTTTTGCC